CCATTTTCGAAAAGTCCGTCTCCAGTATGAACCTAGTCAATCCGTGCTCATCCTCACAGCCCGCTTCCCGCGCCAATCTCATGACGCGTTCGGCGGTCTGGGCAGGCTTGAGCCCGACGCACCAAAATCGGTTCTTACTCAGCAGCTTCTTAAAGCCGCGATCGAACGCACCAGTGGCCCACGTGTGCGCGGTTTCCACTGTATTGATGCATCTCGCAGGAGCGGGCGCTGCCACCACCTCATTCTTTAGGACACCACGTACTTTTGGGTCCTCCTTGGGAAGGTGATGGCGTTCGCGCTTATTACGAGCGCGCTGCGCTGCGGAGTTCTGCTCCGCAACGACTTGTGACGTGGCTTCCCGCACAGCCCGTCCAGGTTGACGGATAACCTGCAGCTCGAATTCGGCGGCATACTTATCCATCAATGAGGTCGGCTCTTTAACGTTAACGTTAGGGAGAATCCGCTCCTCAATACACGTTTCTATCGCTGCAGTGTTAGCAGCGACGACGCCACCTGGTTTGTCAACGATCGGCTCGAGAATTTGCTCCGCCTTGCACTTTGGAATGTCATACATATCTTCCGGCTGGCGTGGAAGAATGACGATATTCGGTGAGTACGAGGGGGAGAAGGGAACTTCGAAGAACTCAACGACTGTGGCGACGTGAGAACCTTTAATCCTAGTGCCCCACTCCCTAAGGTAACGGGCGCACTCGGATGCGTTCCAATTCTTCTGCAAATCACACGACAAGTATCGCAACCCCTCGAACACGGATTCGGGGAGGTCAACGGCGCTATCAGGATTGATATCACTGATGCGCTTGATACTGACGTGCCTGGTTGACCCGACGACGAAGTTGCCGTACAAAAAGTTCCCGTGTTGTGACACATTGGAACATTTCACCAGCTCAGGCAATGGGAACGGAGTTCCATTGACCCACAACGCCATTCGTTTGAACCAGTCGACGCTACCAAGGTGCGTCGACGCGGGCGTGAGAAACACGACCTGCTTCGATCCACCGGTTTCAACGTGCCTTACGACATCGTAGACGGTGAATCTGGGAACCAGTGTGCGGTGGCGGATGCAAATCTGATCCGCAGAGTAGTCGAACAACGCTTGGCGGTAGATTGCTCCACCGTTAACGCGCTCAACGACACTGCCCACGCTGTCATAGTACATCACGCTGTCATTTCCGACTTGGCTGAGCGACTGCATCAACATAGTATATATGACGATCGGGTGGCCGGCGAAAGCCTCGAGATCGTCAAAATAGTAATCTTGATCGATGATGGTCACAAAAGCGCCTTTTGGAATAGACTGCCGAGATGTGAGACTCTGCGATAAGTCCCGTATCCCATGACAATGACGGTACCCAACCACGCCAAACTGCGAATCGCGGCTAGCGGAGGCTGGGCTGGGGTCAAATTGCACCCGTCCCAGAGCCTGGACATGTTTACGGATGGACACGACCGCGTTGTGCCTGGCGACAGCCGCGTTGGGGTGGCTGTGCCCGGCGCGAGGCGGAGATGCCCACATGCCAAACTTGAAGGTGCGCGCACATGCACGTACTGGGTTAT